TAAAGAAATATAATACAATATATTAATAAATTATGATGGAAGTTCAATTGTCATCAGATAATCAACACGAAAATCAAAATTCAAATATAACCGCTTATTTTTTAAAACCGGATATTACCCAAAAAAAAACATGTCTTTTTCAAAAACCAAAACCACAAATCAGTTTATCTCTTCCTGATATGATGCATCATCTATGTTTCAACATAAATAAAAATGATATTATTCTCGACTATAAATATTTTAAAATGTCTGCTTTTCCAGAAACATATGAAATACTTATTAAATATATTGTTGATGTTATCAATACAGTTTTATTAGCGTATCCCGATTTTTCATTTCATATCAACATGAAATCATTGACATTAAGCGATATTGATAAATATTATACATTTATTCAATCTATTTCCGAAACATTGAAATCTGCATTCCCTAATAAATTAAATAAGTGTTGTATTTACAACGCGCCTTTTATTTTCTCTCAATTATTCAATACACTATCTTGTTTTATAGATAAAAATACCCAAAAGAAGATACAAATGGTTGCTTAGATTTGTTACTTTGCGGTTCTTTGTAAAATAAGGAAAAGTACGTATAACGATTGAATCAAGCCAATAAGTATCGGCCATTGAATAATAAAATAGTAGAATATGGGCAATAATAAGGTGCCTAATAAATACATTTTATTTAATTTGGGTAATTTTAATAACAACATAATATTTTGAATACTTACTATGCCAAGTATTAGATACAGTGCATACAGTCCATACACTACCCATTGTATGGACTGATAACGCAATTTGAAATTAACGAAAAATTTCAAAAAGGGTAAAAATATGGCGACTAATAATACATCATCAACTCCGAATTCAATACCTAATTTGGGCAAATCGACGATTTTCAAGGAAAGTTCATTGGTGTAAAATGATAGTAGATGTTTAATATTAATGCATAATGTGATGAGAACAATTAACCATTTGTCTATTTTTATTTGAAATATATTGAAAAACATGTACAATATTATTATAGTATAATACGCATCTCCACAATGATCTATTATTTCTCCAAGGGTGGATGTTTGTTTTGTATTTCTTGCATGGATTCCATCGATATTATCTAATATCCAATAAATAAATAAACACGCTGAAAAAATATAGGGATTATAATACGATTTTGTTAAAAATAGAGCAGTTAATAATATAAAACTAGTACAACTAATCATATTCGGAGTTATTTGACGTGGAACATAGGATTCAATCTTTTCAAAAATGGGCGCGTAAACGAGATAATATGATTTAGTATTTGGTTCGGATAACGTTGATTTTGCCATATTTATAGTATAAATATATTATATTTTTACAATCTTAATTCTTCGTCATCTAACGTACAATTAATAAATTTTAAGTTTTGTTTATCTGTATGTGCTCCAAAATCACATGGGTTTATAATTGTCCACGGAATATTCGGCGATAAAAACCCGCATTCTTTATATACATACGCTACTAATGCACTACACCACATTGTTTTCCTATTGTGATATTGATATACTAAATTCAATGACGACACTTTACTATCCATTTTAGTAAGTGCATTTGTCCAATCATCTGCATTTGTATCATATGTATCATTTTTGATAACATCGTGTGCTTTTTTAACACGTTCATGGATTTTATGAATTGGAATTTCGGCATGTAATTTTCGAACATATAAATGTCCTAATTGATTCATTGTATAATTATCATATACATAATGCAATGAAACCACTTTAATATCTTTGCTCGCGCTATGACTGATGTCGCCTTTAATATTATCAATCACGCTTTCCAATATATAATAATCGTCGGTAAGCGTTGGATCTAGCCAAGTCGGCCGTTTTAGAATGATACTTATATGTGTATATGTGCATGGTGTAAAATAACTTACCATTTCAGTCGATACTTCGTATGTTTGATACAACAATAGATCACCTGTTTCTAAATCTTTTGAAAATGCTTCATAATTAGTTTGTTTTTGTGGAAACTCGCGGGATTTCATTGTTATTACGACGAATATTGCACATAATACAATAATAGCAATTATTGCTAGTATAATTATTGCTAATATTTTCAGGCTTTTTTTGGCGAATAATTTTACATTTTTAAAATTTTGATATTTCATTTATATTATAATATTATTATAATAATATTTTGTATGACACAAGAACCAAAACAATATTTCATTGATGGCTGTTTTGACGGGTATCATTATGGGCACGTAAATGCCATTTTTCAATCAAAAACGGTATGCAATACACTTGTTTTAGGAACACACACTAATAAAGAAATGAGCGCGCAGAAAAATATACCGCTATTTGATTTTACGGACCGATGTTATATGTTATCGAAATGTAAATATATTGATCACTTTGTTGGCGCGGTGCCATATATAGTAACTTTACAAACGGTTCAATCGTATAAGTGTTCCAAATATTTACATGGTGACGAAACAATCGTCACTAAAAATAACGAGAATGGAATTAATGTTCCGCCGGATTGTTATATAACCTATAAAGTTACTGAAGGAATATCCACGAGTAATTTATTGTTGCGACTTTATCAATTCACGTATAATATGGCATTATCCCGTAATGAAAATACGGATTATTTAATGGATATTTTGTCTAAAATGAAAGTGTATGACTTGTCTAATAATAATAATAATAATAATAGTAGCAGAACTAAAATAAAAAAAATGTATATTGTACATGATTATGATATGTTATGCCCAATTCATTTGAAACAAATACAACGATGTAAAGATGATTATCCCGATCATAAAATAATCGCGGTTATAAAAAGCGACAATGGTGTTGACGAGATGATATTTAATGAATTAGAACGAGCAATTACATTGCATAGTATATCATTAATAGATGATGTTTTGATTTATAACGATATCGTTTCGCAGGAAATGTTGGATGATGAAAATAATATTATAGTTGATTTATCTGATAAACAGTGTAAATATTATATTGCATTCGATAAATGCGTATACATTTCAAAACTTATGGAGAAGTTTGATCAATTGAAACATAAACTGGATAAATTTATGTAATCGTCGTAATCTGGAATGCTGTTTGAGTAATAAGAATAGCATCGATTTTATTAAACGGAATTGTAAACAGTAGGGGGGTAATTATAATCCCGTATTTATGTTCATAGACGATAACCGAATTCGCGGTAATTGAATCTATAATATATCGACAATTTTGAGAACTGTTTTTGAAACCGTATAGTATCGACCATCCTCGCAATAAAATAGCAGAATACGTTGATAAATCGGTGAATTTAATATATATTTGTTCATATTTCCCTTCTATGCGATTAGATTGATTTATCCAATCTTCGGTAATATAATATATGCGTCCATCAAAAGACTTGTCGTATAATGGATGTGTGCGCATTTCGTTGATAACTTTAACGGAAACACGGTCATTTATCTGGAATTGTTGATTATTAGCGCTCATTTATTTATTTTAGTGTGTAGTCAATAATATTATAATCAAATCAATTTTATTATATTATACGATATATTATTTATACGATATATTATTTATACGATAAACATATTAAACCTAATTATCATAATAAATTACACAGAGAACCATCAAAGAGAGAAGAATCAAATGAAATTTACTATTACCGAAAAAACAAAAAAGGATCAATTTATCTCTCTATTTGGTTTATTGAAGAACTGTTCTAGTATAATTAATATTATGTTCAATGAATCGGATATGTATATTCAGGGAATGGACAAATCGCATATTTGTTTATTCGATATTCGAATACTCGCATCGTGGTTTTCATCATACGAAAAAAAATTGGGTGAAATCACAACTATTTGTGTCGACACCCATATTATCCATAATGTTTTGTCAATGTGTCAAGATAATCATACACTCATAATACATTATGATGGTTCTCAAGAACCGGACGCGGTGAATATTGATTTAATTATTAATGCATCCACAAAAACCGATTTCAATAAATATTTCAAAATTCCTTTAGCAGATTTAGATTCTGATATTTTATCTGTTCCTGACACTGAATATGAAGCCGAATTTTCGATCAATGCGAAGAAAATTAATGAAATCATGGGACAATTATTACATTTTGGAGATACCATAAATATAAAATGTTCAGAAGAACAAATTGTTTTGGGCGCAGATGGAGTTGGAGGAGAAATGACTGTAAATATTCCGATTGACGATTTGACAGAGTATGCGATTTCAGAAGGGGATATTATTGATTTATCATTTAGTTTACAATATATCCAGAAAATGTGCATCACACATAAATTATCAACTGAAATTGATTTTGCGATTAGTGCAAATTATCCTATGAAAATTAAATATAATTTAGGAAATGATAGTTATGTTTTATTTTTCATTGCACCTAAAATCCAAGAATAATATAGGTGGCTAGGCAAGTGAGTACAAACACCGAAAAATTTGTATGATTTTCTATTAGTATTAGTATAAAGTCATATTATAAATCATATCATAACAAAAAAATGCAAATAATCATCGCCTTTTTTGTTTTTTGTATTGTTCTATTTATTTATTTACATATCCAATTTCATCTTAAAACGAGCAATGATTTAGAAATATTCGAGATAGAACAAGCATCAAAAGATAAATTGGAAGAAATCGCGGATTTACGGCAACCTATTGTATTTGATCTTGAAGATGATCGTATTATACAAACAACGAATAAAGCATATATTTTAAATAATTATAAAGCATTTGAAATAAATATTCGCAATGTGAAGGAAACCGATTATAATAGCGAGATTTATATGCCATTGCCAATGTATGCCGCCGAGAAATTATTTAATGAAGATAAAACAGGAACGTATTTTAGCGAACACAATGCGGATTTTTTACAGGAAACTGGACTTGTGAAAAAATTGCAGTATAACGATGAGTTTTTAAGACCGTATATGCTGTCCAATTTTAATTATGATATTATTATGGGATCGGAAAATACATGCACTCCATTTCATTATGAATTGAATTATCGTAATTATATATTAGCTACCCAAGGCACAATACATATAAAATTGGCTCCTCCGCACAGCAGTAAATATTTATATCCGGTATATGATTATGAGAATTTTGAATTTAGATCACCGTTGAACCCGTGGTCGATTCAACCTCAATATAGTGCGGATTTTGATAAGATGAAATGTTTAGACATTACATTAACTCCTGGAAAAATTATATATATTCCCGCTTATTGGTGGTATAGTGTTAAATTTGGAAAAGATTCAAGTGCTTCATGTTTTAGGTATCGAACATATATGAATAATATCGCCATATCGCCTCAAATTGCAATGTACGCCATTCAAATCCAAAACGTTGTTAGAAATGTAACAAAGAAACACGATATTCGGGAATTAAATAAAGTCAATAAATATTCAAAATCAGTTCTGGGAGAGAAAGAAGAAGAGGATGAAAATGGGGGATCTGATGGTTCTGGTTCTGGTACTGGTTCTGGCGCTGGTACTGGTACTGGCGCTGGCACTGGCGCTGGCACTGGTTCTGGTAATAACATAGTTAATAATGATAATTTAGAAGAATCGGTGCAGTTGCATCATCCTCAACAAAAAGAAGAAAAAAACGAAGAAGCTGTAATTGATAATACAACACTTATTTCAGATTTGTAATATTATGTCTTTGAAAATTTAGGGGAAATTTTTATATTTATTATATTTATAATATAAATGAATCAACCTATTTCATCCATCCAACCGTATCAACATGTTACAACCCAACAAGTATGTGGATTTTCTATCCGTGTTCAGCAAGTTACTTTATTTGAAAGTTGTACTGTAGCAGTAAATACATACGATATAAATAACAATTTATTGAATGTTCAAATGGTTAATATTTCGGGGGAAGCTTATAAAGCATGGGCATCAGATGATACGTATATTACCAGCTATGTTGCGCAACAACTTGGATTTACTATTGCGCCTGCACCTACACCTACACCTGAGCCTACGCCTGAGCCTACGCCTGAGCCTACACCCGTGCCTACACCCGTGCCTACGCCCGTGCCTACGCCTGAGCCTACACCCGAGCCTACACCCG